TAGGACAAATGAAAGTTAAACAATTAAAAAATAGATATAATGATCCAGCAATTAATAGATCATTTATTGTAGGTGTTGATAGAGCAAAGATGAGATTATATGATGTGGAAAATACAGCACAAAATATAGTAGGTGGCAAAGAACTAAAACAAGAAGAAAACTATCCGACACCTGAAGAATCATATGAGAAGTTTTCTGATTTTAAATTATAGGAGATAATATGGCAAAGTTTGTATCATTTACAAATGCTAATGCACCATATGAGGGAACACCGATACTGATTAATACAGATCATATAATATCTGTTTATGAAGATTTAACAGCGAATAAAAAAGTTGCCCTATGGAGTAAAGATAATTTTTGGCACGTAGAAGAAACAATAGAACAAGTTTACGATAAACTAGGATTAGAATATAAACACAAAAAAGAGGAGGTAAACTAATGATAGAGAATACATTATTTAATATTCCTGTGTGGTCAATACCTACTTTAAATTTTAAAAAGAAAAAACCACAACTAGAAAAATTATGTAAAGCATTTCCTGAAAGAAAACACGGTATGCAAACATTTTCAACAAATAGACAAAAAGACAGAACAGGTTTTGCTGATGCTTTTAATAACATTGTGGGTGAAGAATTAGGTATGTTATCACAAAAGTTAAAAAAAGATATTCAAATACAAGATATATGGTCAGTATCATACAAAAGAGGTGACTACCATACACCACACGATCACGGTTCAGTCGGTCTCGCTGGTATATTGTATTTAAATATGCCTAAAGACGGAGCAGTAACACAATATATACAACCTTGGAATGATTGGTATTCTGATAGAACAATATATTATCCATTAAAAGTAAATGAAGGTGATATAGTTGTTACACCTAAATTTGTTAGACACTTTACAGAACCTCACAAATCAAAACAAGTTAAAAGAATAATATCTTGGGATATGAATATACTTTAATGCCTAAAAGAAAAACACAAAAAGTTAAGTTTCACAAAGGCGATCAAAGACCAGGGTCGTTTGATGGTGTGTTATCATACACTAAAAAGATGAAGAAAAAGAAAAAAGATATAATATGGCAAGTCATAGAGAAACCTACAAACAACGTAGTCGCTGAGTTTTTCTTTGAAGAAGATGCATTTAATTTAGTTAAATTTCAAAACAAAAACAAGGTGTGGCAGAACAACGGTGGTATACCAAAGTTTCTCTGGACAAGAGTTTGAACGTATAAATATAATAAACAATTGATTTATATGGACGACTTGAATAAATTTATGGAATATATGAGAGAGAAATGTTTAGTTTTAAAGGTTTTACAACACAAGATAGAAATACACATTTAGAACACCTAGAAGACGATATAATAAATCGTGGATCACAAGGTGGTCAAAATGCTATTAACTTTTTAAAGTCAATAAGAAATATGTTGGCTGGTTCTTCTAATAAAAAAGTTAATATGACAGTTAAATGGGATGGCGCACCTGCGATCATCTGTGGTACTAATCCAGAGAACGGAAAGTTTTTTGTTGGTACTAAATCAGTCTTTAATAAAAATCCAAAAATAAATTACACAAACGCTGACATTAGAAAAAATCACTCTGGTGAATTGGCAACAAAACTTTCAATCGCATTAAGAGAATTATCACGTCTTGGTATCAAAGGCGTATTACAAGGTGACTTTTTATTTGCGCAATCTGATCTAAAGAAAATAGATATGGACGGTGACGCAATGATTTCATTTACACCAAATACAATTACATATGCAGTTCCTGTGGCTTCTACTATTGGTAGACAAATTGCTAGAGCCAAGATGGGGATTGTATTTCATACAAAATATACAGGTAAGACATTAGATAGTATGACTGCTGGTTTTGGTACAGTTAGAGGTAGAGCGACTAACGTATTTCTAGCGAGTGCTGGTTATAGAGACGTATCAGGTTCAGCAAAATTAACAAGAAGTGAACTAACACAATTTAACGCAAAGTTAAGAATGGCAGAAGGCTCATTATTAAAAGCAGCACCCCTATTAGATGAAATGAGCAAATCTTCTGCTGATGGTTTAAGTGTAGGGTTTAGATTAAAAACTTTCTTTAATCATTATATTAGAAACACACAAGGTCATATGGCCAAAGTTAGACAGTTAGTTGATATGTTTAGAGAATACTATGTTAATATAGTACAAGCAGAAATAGATGCTAGAAAAACAGCAGCGGGTAAACAAAAGTATAAAGATATATTAAAAAAGAATACACAATATATTGATAGAAACAAAAACGCATTAGTAATGGCTATCGCATCTCACGTCACATTACAAAATGCTAAAAACTTTCTCATTAATAAAATGAGTGAGATACAAAGTGTGGGACATTTTTTAAGAACATCTACTGGTTATAGAGTGACAAGCCCAGAGGGTTATGTGGCAGTAGATAGAATAGCAGGCGCAGTGAAGTTAGTAGATAGATTAGAATTTAGTAGAGCTAACTTTACAATGCCGAAAGGATGGAGTTAATGCCAAAAGGATTTAAAGAGTTTGAAGAATACGATAAGGCTTGTGACGAAGTAATTTTTGAACACGAAAATGAACCTTTACAAGAAGCAGAATACCAAGGTAAAAAAGTTAAATTGAATGACCCAATTAGAGGTGGTTCAAAAAAGTTTTATGTATATGTTAAAGATGGCGACAAAGTAAAGAAAGTATCATTTGGTGATACAACTGGTTTGTCAATTAAGAGAGACGACCCAGCAAGAAGAAAGTCATTTAGAGCAAGACATAATTGTGATAACCCAGGACCAAAAACAAAAGCAAGATATTGGTCTTGTTATCAATGGAGAGCTGGAGCAAAAGTAAATAATTAATGAAGAAACTAAATCAAATATTGCGAGAGGGTGTTTACGACCCAGGTATATTTAAAGCCTTTTTCTTGGCTGGTGGACCTGGTAGTGGTAAAACTTTTGTTACTAGATCAGCGTTTGCTGGTACAGGATTAAAGTTAGTAAACTCTGACGCAGCATTTGAAAGAGGTTTAAAGAAAGCAAACTTGTCATTAAAGATGCCAGATGAAGAAGAATATTTTAGAAACATCATAAGAGCAAAAGCAAAGATGACAACAGCGACAGCGTTAGACACTTATGTTCAAGGTAGATTAGGTTTAGTCATAGACGCAACTGGTAGAGATTTAAATGTAATTAATACACAAAAAAGAATGTTAGATCAATTAGGTTATGATAGTTATATGGTGTTTGTTAATACAAGTTTAGAAGTGGCGTTAGAAAGAAATAAAAATAGACCTAGATCAATACCAGAATATATTGTGACAAATAGTTGGAATGGTGTACAAAGAAACATTGGACAGTTTCAAAGAATTTTTAGTCCAAATAGAATGTTAATTGTTGATAATAATAGAAGCGAAAAAGAGTTAGTATCAATAACACTTAACACAGCTTCAAAGTTTATAAGAAGTCAATTAAGATCAACACCTCAAAACTTAACAGCAAAACAATGGATCGCAAACGAACTACAAGCAAAAAAGAGAATATGAGTTTTAAAGATTTTATAAAAGAAAGTATTATTGATATTCCTAGACGTAGATATGCGCCAGGTGTATTTGATGACGCTGATACTAATAATCCAAAACTAAAAAAAGTAGTTGTGGATATGATATTAGATCAGATAGATAAATTCCAAGAAACTTATCCTGTTAAAAAATATTCTTTAATTGGTTCTATCTTAACAAAAAGATATAGAGACGATGCTGATTTAGACATTAATGTTTTATTTGATGTACCAGAAGAAGATAGAGAAAAGGCTAGAAAAGAATTGGCGTCAAGTTTAAAAGATATAAATGGTAAACTTGTACCAGGTACAAAACACCCTATAAACTATTATGTAATTACAGACCCAGAATTAAAAAAGAAAAATGATGCTATGGCAGATGGTGTATATGACATAGATGAAAACGAATTTATTAGAAGACCAACAGAAGATACTTTTGATCCTGAAAAATATGAAGCAGACTTTCAGAAAAAAGTAAGAGAGATAGATGTAGTCAAAGGTGAGTTGGCTAGAGATTTAGTTGATTACAAAGAATTAAAAAGTTTAAGTACAGATGATGTATTAAATTTACAAGATAGAATTGATAACAAGTTAGAAGAAATTGAAGATAGTATAGAGGTGCTAGTAGATATTGGTGATGATGTTGTTAAACAAAGACAGAGTGCTTTTAATGATGATATGACGCCAGATGAAATTAGAGAGTTTGGTAAAAAACATAAACTACCTAAAAACATTATTTACAAATACCTAGAAAAATATCACTATCTAAAAATGTATAAAACATTAAAAGGTATATTAGAAGATGGTAAAGTCACAGATGATGAGATAGATGATATTAAAACAGAAGCAATTAATACTATCGCATTTACGTTTGGTAGATTTAATCCACCTACAATAGGACACGAAAAACTTATTAATAAAGTAAAATCACAAAGTTTAAATTATAAAATTTATTTAAGTAGAAGTGAAGACCCAAGAAAAAATCCACTATCACCTAGAGAAAAATTAACAGTAATGAAAAGTATGTTTCCACAATTTGCTAGAAACATAGAAATTAATCCATCAAATAATGTATTAGACATACTTGTTAAATTAAATGGTAAGTATAACAATGTTATTATGGTTGTAGGTAGTGATAGAGTTAGAGAGTTTGAAAACTTATTAAAAAGATATAATGATGTTAAGTCAAGGCATGGTTATTATAAGTTTGATAGTATAAGAGTTGTATCTGCTGGTGAAAGAGATCCTGACGCAGAAGGTGCAGCGGGTATGAGTGCTAGTAAGATGAGAGCAGCTGCATCAAAAGGTGACTTAACTTCATTTAAAAAAGGTTTACCATCTTCATTTAGAAACGCAGATGGTTTAATGAAACAAGTAAGACGAGGTATGAACTTGGCAGCATCGTATGGTGGTATGGCTCACGCAGGGTTAGGTACATATAGACCAATCGCTAGTTTAGAACAATTTGAACAAAACCAAGTAAGAGATTTATATGTTAGAGAAATGATCTTTAACATTAACGATAAAGTAGATTATATAAAAGAAGATATACAAGGTACAGTCAAAAGACGAGGTACTAATTACATTGTCGTAGAAGACAATAATAACAATTTACACAAA